GCGCGGTCGCCCGAGGCGGCAAAGCCGACGGCACCAGAAACTCGATAGCCAGCATCATCGCGGCGCGGCGCACCGGACCTGGCACCTGCTCGTACCCGTGCTCGTAATCCACGACGACGTTGTTGTGACCGCGAGGCCACACCTCGTTCGTACGCACCAGCACACCGGCCTCGTCGTCGATCTCGACATCCAGCAGTTCCGACCCCAGCAGGTCGTCGTCCACCAGATCCACGCCAATGTCCTCACCGTAGATCGTGGCCGAGTTCAGTTTCGTGATCCGCGTGTCCGGCACCATCAGTCGGGTCGTGTCATCACCCGAGAGCGTCAGCACACGACGCCGCGTGGCGAACGCAACCTGTGCCGCGTTCTGCATCCGGTCCGTGGCGTAATCCCGCGCCTCGCGAACCTTGTCAGCGTCGTAGTCGTTCGCGGTAATCGTCGGCTCGAACGCACGAAGATCCGCGATATCGAACAGGTACTCGCCCACCGTTTCCAGCGGGTAGGTCACTGACGAGGTGGCACCAGAGATTGTCCACGCCGCCGTCGCCTCGTACACACCCAGGGTTCCGGTGACCGCGACGGGCAGGTCGTAGTCGTACCAGCCGGTCGTGTGATGCCCATGCAGCGAGGCTGTCGCTGAACCGGACGCGACCACATCACCGAACACATCCGACACCGACACGGTCACAGTCGGCGAGGCTGATGTGATCAGGTTGCCGTCGTAGTCGCGCAGCGGAATGTGAATGTGCGCGGGACGGTTCAGCGCGACGAGCATGGCTAGACCTTCTTCGTGCTAGACGGGGTGCGCTTCTTATTCTCCGCCGGGGTGCGCTTCTTCTCCTCGACGAACACCCCACCAAACTTCTCGGCCATCTCCCGTGGAACCTTCGCGTTCTTCGGGGCGATGAACACCGCAGGACGGTTGGGGTCGCGGCGGTCGTACAAGGGGGCCGTCAAGATGACGTACTCAGCCACAGTTCCTCCTACCAAAGGTTGAGGGGGCCGGGGCCGCTGGCCCCAGCCCCCTCAGTTGGGTTATTCAGTTGTGGTTAGGCAACCGACTTCGCGAACGCGCCCGGGGTGATGACACCGAACGCAGCGCGCATCGTGGCCAGGAACGCGACCTGACGCTTGATGAAGTAGTCGCTGTGTGAATCCGACGCGGACACCTCGACACCGGAACGGACCCAGAGGACCGCCTCGGAGCCGCGACCGACCAGCGGGGTGCCACTGGTGAACGCGGTGTGAACGATAGCCGGAACACCCCAGATGGTGGCGGGGCCGCCAGCAACCGGGTTGCCGTAGGCGTACGGGCCGTCAGTGGTGGTTGATCCACCGAGACGGGCCAGCACCAGGCTCTCGTAGTCCTCCGGATGAATGCCGATGAAGTCAGGCTCCATGAAGGCGTTCGTACGGATGGTCGTGATGCACTTGTGCAGGGAGTCGAGCATCGTCACCGAGGCCGAGGAACGGTCCACGGATCCGATGGACGAGTTGGTGTAGATGCCCTCGAGGTCCTGGCTGGTGCCAGCACCGGACAGCACCTGGGTCTGCAAGCGGCGGCGAACACCGTCGATCAGACGCTCGTTCAGCCAGCCCTCGACGAACGCCTGATCCTGCAGGGCGCGACGAGTCGCAGGGATGAAGTGCGTGATCTCGCGCACGTTCTTGGTCCGCTTGGTGAAGGCCACTGCCGACTCCGGCGCATCCGAACCTTCAGCGGTCGGCGACGCGGCGTTGGTGTAGGTGGTCTCCTCCAGGTACTCGACCACATCGCTATCGGTGGTCTGGGTGCTGATGACGCTGAGGAAGTCCAGAGTCGCGAGCGACTTCGGGACGATCAGCGACAGGCGGTCAGCCTGCGGAGCGAGGTCAGCGTTGTTGCCGATGCTGACGAGCGTCTTCATCATGGCGCGGTCGATGACCTTCACACCCTCAGTCGTGCCGACCGGGATGTTCTCCGACATGCCAGCGCGCTCCTTCAGTGCGCGGTAGACATCGGACTTCACGAACGCCTCACCGAAGGTGCGTGCAACGGCTTCGTCGCCGCCCTTCTGTGCAACGTCGAGTGCGCCTTCGCTGACGAGTTCGAGCAGGCGAGACCGCTTGGCCTCCATTTTGGCGACCTCGTCGCGGATCGCGTCGTACTGCTTGCCGGCAGCGTCCAACTTCTCGAACGCCTCAGTGTCAGCGGTGAAGTCGACGCCTTCGGACTTTGCGCTTTGGCGGAGTCCATCGAACTCTGCCCATGCCTTGCCCGCCTCGGCCTTGCGCGCCTCGATCTGCGCTCCAAGGTCGCGGACCTGGGCCTTCAGGTCTGCCATATCGTTACTCCTCTGTGTGCCGTGGACGGGCGAGCAGCATGGCGAGCCGCTCGGTGTCAATCGTGGGGGGTTCGTCACGCGAGACTTCCTCGACAACGTCGATGGTCTCGGTGAGGTCTTTGGTTGCGGACTGTTGCGCCGCGCTGCGTTCCTCTGCCCAACGCATCGCACGCTCTGATTCGCGGCGTGATCCGCCGCCCCAGAGTGCGTGTGCGACTACGCCGGGTGATGGATAGTCGGGGTGATCGGGGTCCGCTGCGTCCGCGTCGAGGTCCACCATGTGTCGGGCGAACCAGGCGGCCATGCGGGTCGCCTTCGCCTCGGACACGAATCCGTCAGCCATCTGGCGGGCCTCACGAATGGTGCGCTCGACAACGCCGTCTCCGGCGAGGCCTTCCTCGTACCATGCGAGACCCTTGCGTGCGTTGGCGCGCATCCAGCGCGGAGACTCGTACTTCGCCTCCGCGTCGAGGTTCTTCAGCGAATCGGTGGATGGTGCAGGCAGCGGGTCGATGACAGTGACAGTCTCAGCGCGGTGACCGACCAGGGTTTCGGTTTCTTCCCACCCGTCGTCGTCGCGCTGGAAGATGCGGATCAGTAGCGCGGGGTTCTCCGGTGTCGCGTTCAGGGTGAAACTTGATCCAGGCACACCGAGGGTGCCTTCAGTCATCACATGCTCGATGCGTCCACGCGCCGTGCCGCCGGAGGAATCCCACTGCACGAACACGCCTTCGCGTACCTCGTCAGCGGTGGCCTTCTCGCGTGGGTGGAACCGTGAGGCGGCTTCCAGCAGCACCGTGTCAGGGTTCATGCCCAGCAGTGTCGGTCCGACCTCGAATAGGTCGATCTCCGTCAGTTCACGAACGCGCCCGTATTCGAGGTCGTCCACATCCTGATAGCCGGTGGCGAAGTACCCGAACGAGAACTCGCGGACGCGGCGCTCCTTCAATAGGCGAGCGATGTACGCGGCCTTCGTGTTGTTGTCCACGTCGAGGCGCGCCTGCACGAACAGACCCTCGGGTCGTTCTTCGGCCTTCTCGACGTAGCCGATGTGCGACATCGGGTCGTCCCAATCGTGCGACCAGATCACGGGGATCCGGTCACCGGATGATTCCCAATCCGCGAGAGACTTCGCGAACGCACCGGGCATCACGCGATCCCCACCGAGGTCCACGTTTCCGAAGACGGACACGATGGCCTCGAACGTTCCATTAGGTGCGTCCTGCACTGCCTTGAAGGCGGCGCGGACATTCTTGATCTCGTGGCGCACGGTCATAGGTTCACCTTTCGGTCACAGGTTCAGCAGTTCTAGGAGTTCGTCCTCATGCCAGCCGCGCAGCCAGACCGTGCCTGCGGCCTTTCCGCGCAGTCGTGACGAACGGCGCGTGGTCGTACCTGTCAGGGCGACCTGACCGACACAGCGGTTCGTCAGTTCCAGGGGCGTGCTCTCGACCGCGCCGTTGTATCCGCAGCGACCGACGACGGTTCCGGTGATCGTGGACGGTCTCGAGGTGACGCGACCTGTTCGCAGGATCGGTCCGATGACGGGCGGCTGGTATCCGTGTCCGCTGCTCGGGCTGAACGTGATGCCGCTGGCGGTGCCGCTGATTGTGATGCTGCCCGATACGGAGCCGGTCAGCGCGGGCGACCCGACCACTGATCCTGTGATCGTGATTGTGCCTGACAGCACACCTTGATTGCCTTCGATCCCGGTGGCGGTGCCGCTGAATACGAGAGAGCCTTGCGCGCCGCCTACCAGACTTGGTGAGCCGGACGCTGATCCGCTGCTGGTCGATACCCCGCTGGCGCTGCCCGCGTAGCCTGCCTGTCCGGTTGCGTTGCCGCTGGCAGTGATCGTGCCGCTTATCGAACCGAACTTGCCTGCTGTGCCTTGCGCGGTTCCGGTGATCGTCAGTGTGCCGGATGCGGTTCCGGTGAGATCGACGATGCTGGCGAGGTCCGCGTAGGTGTCGTTGGTGGCACCGAGTTGGGCGTAGTCGCTGGCGAGGGTGGCGATGTCCGTGTAGAGGCGGTATCCAGCCAGGTTCGCATAGGAGAAGCCGGTCAGGTTCGCGTAAGTCGTGTAGTCCTGACTGATGTCGAGATACGTGCGGGCCATGCCCGTGCCCTACTAGGCGACTGATTCGGACAGGCTGCCCGAGGTGATCGTGTAGGTGCCTTGTGTGGCGAACGTCTGCGGGGTGTCCAGGGCACGCGACCCGAGAAATGTGCCAGCAGTGCTAGCACTCCAATACCCGATGTGGCTGATCGTCGTCGATCCCGGCACATCGAACACAAGGTTCGCGCTAGTCGCCACGGACCCGTTCGATGGTGACGCCCAGGTGATCGCCTCACGCGAATACGCGGGCGACCCGCCTGTGACCTCCCCGGTGCCGTTCGATCCGGGGTCCGCTGTGTGCAGCGATGCGTAGGTGGCCGATGCGCTGAATCCGTTCAGGGCGGCAGCCTTGCCGCTGCTGGTCAAGCCTGCCATGTGCTACTCCTCGATGATTCGGACGATGTTGCCTTGGTCGTCGCGTTCGACACGCTTCGTGCGCGACGCCACCTCAGGTACGGTCAGGTTCACGACGGGCGCGGGCATGTTCACCAGGGCGTCAGTGATCGACTGCACCAAGAACGCGGGGTCGGTTGCGCCCTGATCCGATGTGCCGCCTGCGTCCGCCTCCGTCACCATCGGGGCGACACCCACCGGCAGCATGTTCACCGGCATAAAGACGGTGTCAGCAACCGGATCGTCCAGTGCAGGCAGGTTCTCGTAACGGCGGCGTTCGTTGATCGTCGTCGTCGATGCCTGCTGCGTCAGCATGTGCATCCGTGCGCGAGCCTCCGGGTCAGGGCGCAGCAGTTCGTTCGTGTCGAACTCTAGGAACAGTCCATCCCACGACGGTTCCGGGTCCACGAGTTGCACGTTCAGCGCGTCCTCGATCAGCACCAACTTCGTGGCGATGGCGTCGAATAGGGCCTTGCGGTATTCACCGACTGAGGCGTAGGTGCCGCGCTCCAACCCGAGCAGCGTCGGAGCAACGTCGTAGGCGGCGCACACCTCTTCGCGTGAGAGTTTCCGCTGCGAGATCAAGTCCATGTCCACCGGGGTGACGCCCAGACGTTCCGGCTTGAGTCCCTGGTCCAGGATCATCGCCTTGCCTGCGTTCTCGGAACCCGCGTACAACTTCGACAGTTCCTCGCGTAGGCGCGGGATGACGTTCTCACCGAGCCGCTGATCCGTCGTGAAGGCGGCGCGTGGCGTGATCCCGTTGCGTACGTTCTCCGCCTGGTAGGTCTGTGCGGCGTCCTCCAGGGCGAGCGTGGACCGCAGAGACTCGATAGGTGATCCACCGGGCAGCGAGATGTGCACGACTTCTTCGCGACCGACGGAGATGGGTTCGGAACCGACGACGACGTTGTACCCGAGGATGTTCTGGTGGTCGTCGCGGACTACCTGCACATGACGCCACGGCACCGGCCACAACTCTGCGGGCGTGGACCCTGCGCCGCGTTCGCGGACCTTCACCGCGAGGGCGTGCCCATGCACATGCGCGTCGAGAGCGAGGTGGGCCTTCAGTTGGAACTCGGACCCGAACGGGTACGGGCGGCGGATCAGTTGCGCCAGCGTCGAGGTGCGGTCGCGTTCGCGTGTGTCCACATCAGCGCCGGAATATGACTTCAGTGGGTTGCGGGCGATCCCGTAGACGAGTTTCATCACCACGGCGTGCAGCATCGGCTGCGACCGGAACACACCTTCGTACGAGTAGGTCAGCCCGTCGCCGCGCAACAGGGACACGATGTTCTGTGTCGATCCGACTGTGGTGGTGCTGCGGCTCGGGAACGGGTAGGCCTTCGCGCCGACGTTTCGTGGGCGACCCCCGCTGACGATGATGGTCATGCTTCACTCCCAGGTAGCCGCTGCATCCACGCGACCATCTGGCGCGGGATGATGGCTTCCCCGTCTACGACTTCGGTCGTGTCGCTGGTCAGGTACTTCGCGTGATGCAGCACCAGGCAGTCCCGGTAGACGCCGACGAGGACGCCACGCAAGGAGGCACCGGCGGTTGTGTGAACGACGACTGTCTCCCGCACAACCTTCGGAAGCCACCTCACTTGGACTATGTTCATGGGGCGGTCACAACCTGCCGCAGCAGTGAATCCCACTCGCGGCCGCGCTGTGTCATCGAGAACTCCTGCGACACCAATGCGCGTTGCCGTGCCGCCTCGCGCTTCCGCACCTTCGGATCGAGTAGGTCAGTGATGTGTTTTATCCAATCATCGGGATGCGACGCGACGCGACCGATGCCGAGGTCAGCGAGCCGCACATACTCCGGTGACGCGGCAGCGACGAACGGGATACCCGCAGCGGCGTATTCGAGTCCCTTGATTGTGGACTTCGCGTGGTTGAACGGAATGTCAGTAAGCGGCACCAACCCAATCTGGAACCCATCGAACAGGTTCGGGTAGTCGAGGATCGGGCACATCGGTGAGGTGGACACAATCTCTAGTGGAACGCCGGTTTTGTCCGCGAGGCTGCCGCGCCCGTCCAGATGCCCGCTGTGGTGCAGGCGCAGCCCGTGGCGTTCGACGAACTGCGGCATCCATTCCCGCATCGTCTCAAGGTCGCCAGACCGCCAGGGAATACCGCCGACCCATCCGAGTGTCGGTGTCCAGCCCGCGCTGTCCTTCTGGCGATACCAGCGGCCCGTGTCGATCCCGTTCCGCACCATGTGCACGTTCGGGTGCCGTTCCGTGTACCAATCGCGCAGGAACGGTGTCGAGGTGATCACGACATCGGCGGCCTCGATCACGCGCTCGTAGTGGTCGCGATTCCGGTCCGGGTTGAAGTTCGGGTCAGTGACCAGGTGCGCCTGATTGTCCGGGGTTAGCCCCGCGTAGAAGTCGTCCACATCGACGATGACGATCTGGCCGGCCTTGCGTGCCTGCTTGACATGATGCGGTGTCTCACGGTCCATCAGCAGTTTCAGCACGACGACATCCCATCCAGCGATGGTGGTGTCGCGTGTGTGCCGCAGCCCGAACCCGCGACCGAGATCCCAATCGGGGATACCCATGCCGACCTGCCAGCCGTGCTGTTGCAGTTCCATCATCGGCAGGTAGCAGCGATACCAGGCGCAGCCACCGGGCTGCAACGGGTTCGTGCCAGGGGAGAAGTCGCGGGTCAGAAACGCGACGCTAGGCATCGGCGCGCTCCCTGCGTGCGCGTTCCTCTTGGATCATCCCGTACGTGAGCAGGTAGCCCACCGCGTCAGCGATGTTGTCCGACGTTTCGCGGTGCACCTGTCGAGCGATCTTCAGTCCCACCATGCAGAGGGACACTTGCTCGGGTGTCACATCGGTTTCGAGGATCACGGACCAGATGCGTGCGGCGCGGGTCAGGTTGTCGAGAGGATGCCCGTACAGTCCAGCGCGGTCCTCATTGACGAGTCGCGCTGCATACGCGGCGAGATCATCGGGGGTCACAACACCTCCAACGAACGCCAACCGCCGCCGCCGATCAGCATCGTGACGATTCCGGGTGGGGCGTCCAGTCCGGTCTTGTGCCTCCACCACGCTGATCCGCCGTCCAGCGATGGAACCTGCACATGGGTCACCGGCCCGATCTGTTCGATGCGTAGGTGGTGGAAGTGGCCGGAGATCACCAGGTCAGTCGAGTGGCCGACGGACTGCCTGCCGAGGGACTGACCTGCGAGCCATTCCTTCATACGGCCCCGCGTCTGATGTCCGTGCAGCAGCCCGACCACGGTTCCGTCGATGTCGAGCGTCACGGTCAGTTCGTCGCGTCCGGGGAACAGGAACGCGATCTGGTCTCCGTATCCAGCGGTGTCCAGGGCATCAGCGACCGCTGCCGCGCCTTCGATTGCCCAGGAATCCGAGTACACGGTCGCCATCTGGTCGCCGACGCGTTTCGCCTCGTCGTGGTTTCCGGGCACGACGGCGACACGAACCCGCGCACCAGCGTCGAGGTAGTCCTTGACCTGCGCCAGCATGAGGCGGCGGTACACACGGACCTGCTCAGTGACGGTCAGTTCCAGCCGCGCCAGCAGTTTCGATCCCTGCGACTCGGTTCCTTCGATGCAGTCGCCAACCCACAGCAGTGCGACGTCATCGCCCGCAAGTCCGCGCTTGCGGAGTTGCTTGAACCGTTGCAGCGACTCCTCGTGGTAGCGGGTGAAGCGTTCGACTGTTCCGAGTGTCCCGTCGCCGTCGGGCTTGCCGATCTGTAGGTCGCCTGTCGCCACCGCGTAGGTGACACCTTCGACCGTGGACGGCTTCGGGGTGGACTTGCGCGCCTTGCCTGCCCAGGTGAGCAGTTCGTCTACGTTGATCGACCTGGCGGCAGGTAGGACTTGGAACTTGTACCGCCACACGGGTGCGGTGTAGGCGTCTTCGCCCTGCGCGTCCCTGTGCCACGCCGCTGGGTCGTAGCGGGCTTCTACGAGACGAACTGACCAGCCCTCGGGTATTGACACGCCCAGGGACTCCACGGCGGCACGCCACGAGTCCTCGTTCGCCAGGGTGGGTGTCGGTGGAACCGTGACCGTCATCGAGCCGTTCGGCTCGTACTTGACGCCTGGTTCCCAACCCGACGGGGCTGCGCTGCGGGTGGTCGGGTGGTTGTCTGTGGGTCCGGGTGCCGCGAGGGCGGCGAGCCGGTCGCTGAGGCTCACAAGCGCCCGCTGAAGCAACGGCACACCTTGTTGCGGTGCCTTTCGACGCCCTTCTGGTGTATCGGGTGTCCCGAATCGGTGAGGGCGCGTGCGATGACCGCGTTCGATAACCGCTTGGGGTCACCGATGGGTCGGTCCATCTCCGCTGTGAGTGCGGTTCGGTCGTTCTCTGGGATCTCGTCGAGGATGACTGCGATGGGGCAGGGCAGACCTTGACGGGTTCCACGTTGCGTATCGCGCAGTATTTCCGCGAGCATCTGGCTCCCTCCGGTAGTCGTCCGACTACCCGACGAGTAAAGCGTCGCGGTTCTGTCACACCTGCCACATGCGAAACCCCCGGCGGGGGTGGCCGGGGGTTCGCAGTCGGGCGGGTGATCAGGCGGTGATCAGTTCCAGCGCCCGCGACTTGATGTCGTCAGTGCCACCGAGCAGGTTCCGTTCGGCGCGGACCAGATCAGCACCCTTGGCGGCGCGAACCGGATGCGCCCAGTCCGCGTATTCGACGAATGCCTGCCACGCGCCCCAGGCGGTGTGCCGGATGTTCTGCTGGGTGTCGCCACGGTAGATGTCCATCACGGTCTCGCGGGTGCGGGTGACGGCGTTCACCTGGCGGTCGGTGGCGTCATCGTCCAGCGGGTACGCCTCCTGGATGATCCGCCAGAACCGCTGGTCGGTCATCGGCTGGCTCAGCAGGTCGGTGGCGAACCCGTGGAACGCCTCAGCCTCCGCATAGATCACCTTCAGTGTCTGGCGAATCTGCTGCACCTTGACATCCATCTTGGAGGTGTGCTTCAGGCTGACACCCGAGAGGTTCTGCCACCCAGCCATGCCGTTCGTGCAGATCAGTCGCAGGTGCTTGACCTCGATCCGCAGCGCCTGGTTGCCGTCGTGCCCGTTGCTGGCCACGATGTAGGTGTCCACCGCGTCAGTGCCACCGATCGTGACGGTCTCCGGCATCTTGGCGGCGATGTAGATGCGGCTGCCGCCCTTGATCTCGCCAGCGGAGTCGTAGAGCGCGCCTGCCTCGTAGGTAACCCCGTCGATGATGTCGGCGATCTCCGCGTTCTGTACGACCGAGTAGGACGGCGACACGACCCCGAGGACCTTGGCGGAGCCGTCGGCGTTCACCCGTGTCGTGGCGATCCGTCCGGGCACCTCGACTGAGGTGACACCGGAGTTGGTGAGAACGGTCGCGGTCAGTGGTGCCTTCTCGACGGTCCAGTCCAGACCGGCCTTGGTGATGACCTCGGCGGCTGAGACCCCGGCCTTGGTGTCGTTGATCCACGAGGCGCGGGTGCGCCACGGTGCGGTGCGTAGGCGGCTATCGGTGACCTTCACTGAGTCGCCGACCTTGGGGGAGGTGGTTGTGTTCATGGTGTTACTCCTTCTCGTTCTTGTCGGTTGCGGTGATGTAGTGCTCTGCCAGGGCGTTGGCGTCCCGGCGGCTGGGTGCGGAGCCGATGCGGTCTCCGTCGATGCAGACCACGTAGCGGACACCCATCGGGGTGGTCTCGCGAGTGATCTTGACCTGTGCAGTGGTGTTGTTCATGGGTACAACACTATGACCTGAGTGTGACTTGTCTACCTGACTACTGAGATTCGGGGCTTTGTTACTAAATCGTTATCAAACGACGAGGACACGGGGCCCAGCCGAAAGGCCGTGTTCCCATTCCGCTAGTTGGGCAGCCATGGCGAGAGCCACGGCGGAGTCGATGGGGCCAGCCGACTTCAGTTTGTGGAGCCGCCAGCCTCTGACGGTCTCGACCACGCCTGCCGCCAGCAGTTGCTCCGTACAGATTGGGCACTGGTCGATCACCAGGCGTTCCTCCACGATTAGGTCGTACAGCAGTTGTGAGGCGGGCACCATTCGGGAGTCGTTCTGCGGGAAGGTCTCGACGGGCACACCTTCGGCGGCGAGCATCTGAGCAGACCGGACCATTTGGAAGGGATCAAATGCAACGCGGTTCACTTGGAACGTGGCGCACAACTCACGGATCAGCGATTCCACCGCCCCGTAGTCCAGGTAGCCCATCGCCTCGTCCGACTCGAAGTGCCAGCACTTCCGGTGGAACAGCCCGTCGGCGTGCCGCTGCATCACGATCACCGCAGTCGTGTCTCGCCTCGAGGCCGCGTCTACCGCGATCACGGCAGGCTCGTCCGGGTCGATGAACGGCTCGCCCTGGCATGTCTCGATCTGGTGACGGGTCAGCCACGACTCGTCCTGCCCCTCGTACCACGCGTTCAGGTGCAGGCGGGCAAACACCGGCAGCGGCAAGGATCGGTGCTGATCCTCTAGGAACTCCGTCGTGACCCACGGGGCGGGGTTCGCGTCACGCCACACGGCACGGTCGTTCAGGTCCGCCGCCTCGTCAGCACCGCGCCAATACGTGTACATGCGTGGGTCCCCGCCGCTTGATCCACGCTGATACAGGTCCCACAGCGCTCCACGCTTGACACCGCCCGCAGTGGAGATCGTCAGCGTGAGTGGGTTCTCCCGCGCTGCCATGCCGGTACGCATCGCCTCGTACTGCTCGGAGTTCCGGTGAACGTGATACTCGTCGATGATCGCGCACGACGGGTTCAGACCGTGCTGCAGGTCAGCGTCAGCGGATAGGGCGCGGTAGATGCCGTTGTTCTCGCGGACCTCGATCACCTTGCCGCCTCGATACACGCGGCAGGCGGCGCGCAGCATCGGTGAGGCGTTCACCATGTCCGCCGCCGTGTTGAACACGAGGGATGCCTGCTTGCGGTCGCCCGCAACCGAATACACTTCGGGTGCGTATTCGCCGTCAGCCAGGAGCATGTAGAGGGCGATCCCTGCGGCGAGTTCGGACTTGCCGTTCTTGCGGGCGAGACCTATCAGTGCCTCCCGGTACCATCTGCGCCCGTCTTTGGTCACCGTCCCGAACAGGTCAGTGAGAATGTCTCGCTGGAACGGTTCGAGGATGAACGGATGCCCACCCCAGCGGCCTTTCGTGTGCTTCAGTGTGCGCTCGAAGAAGCGCACGACTCTGGCACCGCGCAGGTCGTCGGTGATCGGCTTCGGTTTCCGGGGAGGCATGACACCTACCCGTCGAGGTCACGGTTCAGGGACGCGAGGATCGACTCGCCAGCGAGTTGCATCAGACCGAGGCGCAGTCGAGCCGCGAGCGTCAGACCGTACTCCTGGGCGATGCGTAGGTAGTTCTGCGCCTCGTCGCGTGCCACCTTTACCGCAGGGTTCACGGTCACGCGACCGTTCTGCAGCAGCATCACGCCGTGCCGTGCGATGAAGGCGCGGGCGAGTTGATGCACGTACGCGGAGTGCACCATCATCGCCAACGCCTCCATGTCCGCCTCGCGTAGCCCGCGTGGGGCCAGTTCATCGACGACCCGCTGGTACATCGCCTGCGCTTCTTCCGGCAGCGCCTCAGGCATGGCGAACATCGGTGCGGCGGTCGGATCGACTGCGACGATCTCCGCGCCATTCTGCTCGGCAGGGATCGGTCGGTTTCCGGTCTTGCGCCGCGCCCGTGTCGGGTCCGCCGGTCTACCCTTCGGCATTGGCGCGCTTCTTCCGCCGGTTCGTGGTCTTTCCAGTGGACTCCAACCGCATCCGGTACTGCGTATCAGTCGGCGGCGTGTAGTCGTCGCGTGGGATCAGAGGCGTGTTGCGCCACTTGCTGTAATCGACGTAATGGTGATCTCGCCCGTAGCGGCGTGCGTGGCTGGCGACATCCGGGTGCGCCTTCACCAGCATGTCGGACTTCGGGAACGTTCCTTCTTTCGCGTAGAACGCCTCCGTGTTGCCGCCTTTCATCACCTGCGTACGCAGTTTGTTTTGCAGGAACGCGTAGAACTGCACCGTGTTCCAACCGGCCTTCAGCATGTCCAGGGACAAGATCGTGTCCTCGTTGTATCGGCCCCGCCACCGGAACGGCACATCGTTGCGGATCAGGTTGCAGGAGTAGACACGGGTGCCCGTGATGAACGGAGGCAGTTTCGAGCGTGCAGGCGCGAATGACCAATAGTGCGGACCCGCCATGCCGATGTTCTGGTAGCGGAGAACGAACTCCTCCATCGCGTGAAAGATCATCCCGTCACCGACGCGTATGCGGCGGTTCTGGTGCAGGCGACCGAAGTGCAGGATGTTGTCGTCCATCGTCCAGTGCCATTCGTGGCCTTCGCTGATCGAGTGTTCCCACAAGAAGTTGCGTGACGGTCCGCTGCCTTTCGATTGACCTTCCGGCAGGTCTATCAGCAGTTCGAACTCGTCCGCGTACTTCTCGTCGCGCACCAGAATCTTCGACGCGGGGAAGTGCGCTCGATACTCCTTGTACTGCTGCTCCTCGATCACGAGGCGATACGGCACACCCATCTCGTCCAGCACGCGAGGCGTCGTCGCGATGTCAGCCCTCGACTTCGATGGGATGTAGACGGGGAACCGTGGCAGGAACACGGTCACTCCGTATCGGCGACGTAATGCAACTCCACGGACTCGGATCGCTGCACGCCGTCATCCTCGGGCCACCACATGCGCGTCGCCTTCGGGCGGTCGATCAGACGGAAGAACGCATCGGCGTCATCGTGGGTGGGGAACTGAATCGTCGTCTTGTACGCGCCGTAGAGGTCGCCCTGCTCGAAGTCGGGCATCCCCTCCCACTCCGCTTGCGGGTCCAGCGGCGGTCGCAGCGCGGTGAACCCGAACTCGGACAGGTCCACGCCCACCGAATCCAGTTCGACCAACTGCTCGGCCAGGAGCTCGGAATCCCACTCCGCGAGTTCAGCCGTCCGGTTATCGGCGAGGGCGTAGGCGCGAGCCTGTTCCGGCGTCCAGTCGGACGGGCAGCGGGTCACGGCGATCTGCTTCCAGCCGAGTGACTTCGCCGCCAGCAGTGTGCCGTTCCCAGCGATCACGACGTTGCCGTACAACACCAGCGGGCGACGCTGACCGAAGTTGCGGAGCGACCCGGCGATGGCGTCCAGGTTCCGCTGCGAGTGCTTGCGTGCGTTCGTCGGGTCCGCCTCCAGGGAGGAGATGGCGACGGTTTCGACTTTCATCTGGGTCATGGGGAGTCCTTTCTCGGGAACAGTCGGTCCAGACCTTCACGGAGATGGGTCGCCATCTGATCGGCGCGCACCGCGAGGTTGCGTGGTGTGACTTTGGCAAGGCGGGCGTATTCGACTGCCAGGGTCTCGGTCTCACCGATTGCGGTCGTCAGGCGATCCACCGGCTCCGACGGTTTCACGTCGGCGAGGGCGGCAGCGATAGCCGCAGCGGTGTCAGCCCTGAGTGCGTCGTCGTCGATCCGGCCGGCCGCGAGTGGACCGGACAGGGTGAACGACTGCCGATCCCGCAGGGCTTGCTTGCGGCATCGGTCCGAGCAGTAACGGCGTGGGCGACCCGTTCGGGCCCGCTGGAACGGGTGACCGCACATCTCGCAGAGATCCACGAGGCGAGTCTTGGGGTTTCGTCACAGTTTCGTTCCGAATCCCCAGAATCGGGACCCCATACGCCCTCT